TGATTTCTATTTAGAATTACCCTAAGCAAGTTTTAGTTTATACTGAGTCAAATACATGTCTACAGCACCTGACACGAGCTCTTCAAAACATGAATACGGAAGCGAACAATAACTATGTACAGCTCCGGCAGACTGATCGCTGTCATTAAACTTTAATACATTGAATGCATTAGGCTGGCAATAGTATATAAGATCCACACTATCTATCTATGTATATACGTCAGATATAACCTTAAACTAATTACTTGTATAATTAGTGCTTTCAAATATAACTAATGGATTTTTTATAATCCCGTTATAGTTGTAGTACGCATTGATTACGTTGTCTACATCTTCTTGCTTAATAAGTATATTTGGTGTAATTACACCATCTTCTAAAACCTTATCACTTTTATAATTTTTTGTAACGATGCTTTCTGATCTTACGTACATTGCATAATCTTCAGGCAATTTATATAAGCCATCATCATTTGATGTCTTTATATTAACTCGCCTAATTAAAGATCTACTAACATCGCTTATTCTTTTAGCTCGTCTAGTACCACGTTGAAAATCATCTTCTGTAGAATACAGCATTTTTACATACTGTGTCTAGAACTCGCTTAAGAATGAATATATTGTATCGGTGCTAAGTTTTTGTTCTGACGCAAACTAAGGATATACTTCAATTAGTCTACGTTCAAACTCAATACCAAGTTTTCGTGTTTCTTCTCTTGTCATGATTCAAGTGGTCTAGTATTAGCTTTAGTAGTAAGTCTACTAGATTCTACAATCTCGGTAGACATAATAATTGCCAAATTAATTAATTCTTCTGCCATGCTATCAGATAATTCAAATTTAGTCTATCCGAAATCATAGTCGTTTACTGATAGTCCTGGTCCAATAGCAAATTTTGCAGGACGTTTAATATATGTGAATTCAGCCGTTGACTGAGCTCCATTATATTGTACATCCATTGGATCTACATATACCACAACATTGTTGTTCTCTATGCATCCTACAGGCTACTCAATCCAAGGTAGATTTGTTTTTGTTACCTTAAATTTTTTAGCAACATCATGCGATACGAATACTATATTTTCATATTTATGGTTCTTGTTATCATGAGAAGTAATATTCTCTTTGATTTCAATCTGTCCATCAATTATGTATAAAACAAGATTATCTATAGTGTGAGTAGCGAATGTATAGCTATTATCGCCAGATAAACTACCAACGGCAGTTAATTTGTTAATCAATGGCTATAAATCTTCGATTGCTTTCATATCTGACTCAAACGCTGACCTTCTAGGATTGTTTCCTGTATATTTTTGAGCTATAAGAGCTAGGTAGGCTTTATCGAGTATTGTAGCAATCTCATATTTAGTTAGCGACGGATATGACGAAGTTATATTTGCCTTGTCATATTCAATCATAAACTTAGTATAAATATCACTATGCGTCATACGTCGTTAGTTTAATTATTTATTTTCGATCTGATTAATAATCGAGATCTTTAAGTCTTGATTCTTCTTTGCGTCCAAGTATGCAATACAATCCTACAATGAGTCTGCAAGCATCTCAGAACCATAGTAATACTGTGTTCTATCCTTACGGATAATACCTTTGGCAATAGCACTCTCGATCAAGAACTCTGTTTCCTTTGTCTTGTTATTAACCCACTTTGTAAAGAAGTTCTGTGGCTGTTTATCAACCAATGAGAACAATGTAGACTCTACAAGCTCATTAGACATTGTGTCAGCGCTAACACCGAACAGTCTAAGACACTTACGCATCTCTTCGAGAGAAAGCTTGCCAAAAGCAATAATAGCGTCTCTACGAAGCTTGTTAATCTTATTCTTCTCAATAGCTTCAGCCTGTCTATTAATAAGTAGATAATCCTTACCAGCATTAAGTTTATCAAGTGATGTGGCTACTCTCTTATGTCCCTCAAGGAACTTAATAATCATAGCCTATCGTGGGAATGAGTCATCAAGAATTGTGCTCTTAGAGCCAACCTTAACACAGAATGTATTCCAGAATGGGGAATTTTTAGCGAGATGGCCTTCTGGATAACCAAGTTCCTTTTCAAATTTCTTTTCGTCCTCAGGTGTTAAACCTGTGTATATCGACCCAGATCTGGTAAAGTAAGGTGCAATATAATCAAAACAATGTTTATACTTTAACAATCCAGCCCAGGGATTTTTCTTTCTGATCTTTAATTCAACTACCATAATTTTTCAATTAGTTGTTGCAATGCCAAGCTCCCGTGTACAACACTCATATTATTGGCTTAGCCTCCGGTGCAGTGTTGTTAGATTCCATCCGGCATATTATTGAAACCACGGGGTTGAACATTGTATATTATTTTATTAATTACGAGATCTTTGTTAGATCTTTGTTGCTCTGGTCTCGACTGCAATGGTCTCCTGGTCTTCAGCATCACAATACAAGATACCGCATGACAATGGGTTTCTCAGCATGATACCCTCTTCACCAAGGAAGTGTACCTGATAACCATCACGGCTGTTAGAACGCATAGTATTGATGTTGTTTGCATAACCATTTGGCAATACAGAACCACCAGTACACCACTGTACGAACTCACGACCCTTACGACATACCTTAACGATGTTAGCCTGACCATCACGACGACCAAGGTCAACGAACAAGAATGTGTAAGACATCAACGGTTTACCTGTCAATGGGTGAAGCTGACGGAACATCTCCATGTTATCAAACATAGCACAACGCTTAACTGTCAACTCAATACCATTAGTCATAGTGTAAGTTGTAAACTGACCACCCAACTTCAAGTCCTGACCAGAACCTGTAATGAAGTGTGTATCAATCATATTGAAGCTAGCTGCCTTCTCCTTCAAGATACGGTCGAACTCACGGATACCCATCTCACCAGTCAAAGCAACGAACTTACGCTCGTTAGTACCAATGATGTTGTAGCAGAGATCGAACAAGTAATCCTCGAACAACTCTGTAGTCAGCTTTGTATAGTAACGTACGTTAGCTGGAGCAATCTGCTCGAACAAACCTGCAGAGATTGGAACGAAACGACCATTAGTACCCTTCAAATTGTAAGTACCATCTGCATTACGGTTAGAGTGAGCGAACAGCAACTGCTTCTCCTCTCTCTTCTTCCACTCACGAAGAGCCTTCCAATACTGGTAGTCAGACCACAAATAAGACTTCTTACCTGTCTCAGGATCAGTCAAAGCGATAGCCAATACTGTAGAGTAAGCATCACCAGTGATATCGTAAGTAAGACGCATAGTCATCAAGCTATTACGCATCTTAAATGGAGTCTGATAGTTGATAATATCTGCCTCATCACTGTACTCCTCGTAAGCAGAACCGATACGGTCTACCTGACGACCTGGGAGCAAATACTCGCAAGGAATATAAGAACCCTGGAAGCCTTCTGCTACATAGCACTCATATACCCATGTGCTACCATCCTGGTATGGAGTACCATTTACACGTACCTGGAAGTTTACGTTGTCAAATGCAAGAATTGCACCTGGACCGAACCACTTCTCTTCAAGACCAAGATAAATAGGAGTATTGTTAATACCTGGAGTCAAACCTTCTGTAATTGACTTAGGAGTAATCTCCTTGCCATTCCACTTAGCATAGCGGATATTAACAGCGTGATCAGCATCAATCATTACAGACCACTCATATTCTCTGTTTTCGATAGTCATGGTTGAACCAAGACCACCAGTTAACAAGTCGATGGTAGTTGAAATACCATCATCCTTTGTACCAAAAACCAATGACAACAAGCCTGCTACTTCATGAGGCTTTGTAAGCATTGCGTTAGCAATCATGTTTTCGTCTACCAAGTCAGCAAAACGCTTACCACGGTAGAGCTGAAGATTATTTAATAAAGAACTTGAATTATTCATAATATGTTAATTGTCTCATCATAGGTATTTTGACGCGAGATCCCATGCCTGAGGTTGTTTTTCATGCCCAACATTGTATGATGTATGATTTTTTGTTTGGTGTTTGAGCATTTGTCTAAGTTTACTCGCAGCAGATGTCTGACCATTGCGCTGTGCTTCGCCCAGTAGAGCATCACCCTTCATTGTGAAGTAGGCTGATTCTATCAAATTGTTAACAAGGTTATTATTAAAAGCCTTCTGATACTCTGTTAAACCGTCTGCATCAGTTCTTGTGATATAATCGAACAACGCTTTTCTATCCTCCTTTGGAATATTGATACCTCTAATATTTGTAAGACTATTAATACTAGAAGTAAGATCGTTCATGAACTGTGCAGCTTGCTGCTCTTGTTCCTGTCTTTGAGCTTCCTGTTGCTGAGCCATATACTCTTGCTGTTGCTATTCGTACGCCTTAAGATAATTTACAGCATCAGCTGCTTCATCTTCCAGCATGTCAGCATCTTCATAGCGCTCAATCTTGCGACTAATCTGTTCGTCGTTCATTCCCTATAATTTATAGAACTCGCGAACAGCTGCTTTCTGATTAGATTCGTCCTCCAAATCTATGTTATCGTAAGACATAGATTTCTGTTGTGTCTGATAGAAGTCTTCAAATTTACCACCATTCTTTACGTACTGATCAAGTCTAGCAATACGATCATCGGCGTACTATGGGGTTGAATTCTCATCTACGACATCTTTGATATACTCTACGAGGTCCTCGACTGACTTAGGTTTCTCGTCTGCATCAACACTCCAACCATTAGCTTCAGCGAATGCGTCAAAGAAAGCACCAATCTATTCTGCTTCTCCAGGATCTACGACGTCAGTGTCAGTCTGCTGATCATTATCATCATTGTCGTTATCCTATTCGTTGTCAACTGTAGTTGAGTCGGACGTATTATTATTTAAAATATTATCTGGGACCTCTGTATCATCATCATGAGCGTTAGGATCACCAGTTACATTCTTATTATCTTTATTATCCTCAGAAGACTTATCGTCATCTGGATTGTCTAAATTATCAATATCATCATTAGGGTCATCTAACACCTGATTAACAACATCCTGGTTATCGATGTCTGTAACGCTGTCGCCACCTTCCTGGCCACCGAACCCGAGAGAGCTCAAAGCGTCTTCAAAATCACCTAATGGATTTTTCTTCTTTCTTGCCATAATTTAAATTATAACTAAGTTAATATTTTTAATTGTTGTACGCTACACGGGAGTCGAACCCGTGTAATGTTATTATTTATTCCACTTTGATGCATTACGCGCAAAGTCGGCTTTCTTTCTCATAGCCGCACTATACTTACTTGGATTTCTTAAGACCCTATTAGCAAAGCCCTGAACACTCATACCGTGCTACTTAGCAGCTTTAGTAAATGTACCGCGCTTAGATTTCTTTATA